TAACTGCATCATTATAAGTTGTTCTAGCTAAAGATCCAACTGACCAAGTATTTTCAACAAAGTTATAAACTACATTTCTATCTAATTGAGTTGATCCTGCTTTTGCGTAATTCCAACCTACTTCATTAAATAATGAATTATGATATGCATAAGTAATTTGACTTGCATCATAGTTAATTCCTAAATTATCCCCAATATTTGTAAATACAAAGTCTTCAACTAATGATGGTAATTGTTTTACCGTTCCATCAAATGCAAAGAATCCTCCACCAAATCCAATCCAGAATACTGCACCTTGCGCAAACACCATAGCATGTTGACCAATACATCCGCAGTTTGTACCAACTTGTCTTATTGAGAATGTAAATGGAGGGCCAACAAACTGAATGGTATATGCTGCTTGATCTGTAAGAACTAATATGTAATCTTTACCTTGTACAGCTCCAATAATCTCGTTGCCCGTATCTAGTCTAAAAGTTCCTGCAGTGTTTGTAACTGTTGGAGCCCAAGTATTAATATCTTCTTGATTTGAAAATCTTATAAGCATTGGATCTTGAGTTGCTGAATCTCCAATTGTAGTTTCTGTTCCAAATAAAAATAAATGTCTGTCTCTATCTGATACAACAGAACAAATTGAAGTTGTTGGAGCATTAGCAACTATTGTAGCTCTTACACTTAACCTTCCTGCAGCAGATGGATCCCAAGTATAAGTTGATCCATTCTTAACTGTAGCGACTAGAATCTGACCATAGTTATCAAGTGACCAGGAACCTGGTGCAAGTGTAACACCTGCAGTATTTGATTCTTCTCCCCAATCAACCCAGCTTGTTGCATTAGTTACTACCGCATTATCTAAATGAGATGCAGCGGTTGATCCGTTTGCTCCTCTAACACAACCTGTAAAAGTAGTTGGAGTTACTCCAGTGTAAGTAATTAATTCTGAATCAATATCTATTCTTCCCGTAGCTGGAAATCCTGTTGTTGAATCTACTGTAATAGTTGTAGCAGAGTTATTAAGTGCTCCATTTAATTGTGTTGTAACGGAAGTTGGAATTGTTCCGCCCCAATATCCTGTACCGTAACCAAATGCAGGAGTTTGAAACGTAGGACCTATTTCAATGTAAGGAGTTGTTGTTAAAGATCCACCTGCAGTAACACCAGTGCCTGTTTCATTAGATGGCATTGTAACTGTAAAAGTTGAAGCTGTTGGAACTGTTTTAACTTCAAAAGTATTGGTTGTAAAATCTGCTGATGTATAACTTGTTGTAGGTGCTCCTGGAGTTGTCACAGATGTAAATATAATATAATCTCCAACTTCTAATCCATGACCTGTTTTATTAATTGTAACTGTCGCTGAACCAGTTGTAGATGTATAAGTGCAAGATGTTAAAGCTGTTCCAAGTGGTGTAATATCAAAAAAATCTTGTTCGTAATAAATAGCTAATATTTTAGAAGTACCTATTGCTGCATATTTTTTACCATCTAATGCTGTCCATGTATGCTGATCACGCGCTGGACCTGCCAAGGTGCTAGCAACGAGTTGCTGGAATCCACCTATCTTTTGTGGTTCACCATAACGAAATCTTATATTATCACCATCAATCCATTGCCCTTCGGCTCCGGTTGCAGTTTGTTGTTTATTAAATCCTGGCTTAAATTGTATCTTCTGTAAAGGCATAAGTATCCTTTATATACTAAAAAAAGAAGAATTATACTATTTTTTAAACCAAGAAGGAAGTCCTAAATGTTTTCTTTTATCAAATATATTGTCTTTTGCGCCTTTAGTTGCAGCGTTATTATAATGTAAAAATACTTGTGCACAATCTTTTCCATCAAATTCTTCTCTCCAATGTTCTAATAAATTTCCTCTATAAACTAACATATCGCCAGGTTTTAAATCTACTTTAATACCTTTTGTATTTTCAGTTACATATCCTTTTCCTTCAACTACTTTACCTTTGTTTGGATCTTTTTCTATAAAAATAGGCCATTTGTCTCCACCTAAATTTAATGTAGTAGAAATCTCACAAGAAAATCTATCTTTGTGACGATGTAAGATATCTCCTTTTTTATAAATCCTTGCATATGAATATGTTGGAATTAATTTTAATCCAGTTTGTTTTTCCATAATAGGTTGAACAGCTAATAATAAAGTTTCCATAGCTATATCTGAATAGTGAGAATAAGTATTAGGAACTTGATCATCATTCCAAACACCAAATTCAGTTGTGAATGGAGAAATGTATCTTGCATCAAACATTGTTTTTGCAACTTGTCTTTTCATTAAAAAGTAATTATAGACAAAATTTGCAATCTTTGGATCAACTGCTTTTTCAATTACTATGAATCTGTCTTTTTTAAAATTATTAGGCATTTAATTTTGCCATTTCTTTTGGAACTGCTTGTATATTAAAATGAATAAATCTAAATGGTTCTTTACCATGATCTACTACAAATTCATGTTCCATATATCCTGGAAAAAATAAAAGAACCCCTGGTTTTATTTTAAAATTTAAAATTTCTGTTCCATAACTAATTGCATCTGGTTTTTTAAGTGTTAATTTAGTGCAACGAGCACCCGTTCTAGGATCATAAAATATTGGATAAGAAGTTAATTCACTTGCTTTAAGAAAATAAAATCCACTTACATGTTGATTCCAGTGAATATGAGCAGAATGATGACCACCTCCATTTTTAGAAAATTCTTGTACCCAACTTTGTGAAATAAAAGATTTATATTGTTGCATATCAAATCCTTGCCAGTCTAAAAAATCCATTGATTTTTGTATTACGTAATTATGAAAATCTTTAAACTTTGTGTCATTAACTAATGTTGTTGAATGATAAGATGTACCAAAATCTCCATTTTTTTTAATATCAGCTTCTTTTAATTCTCTAGCTTCTTTAATATATTTATCAGTTGCCTTAGTAAGAGACTTTAAAAAATCTAATTTTTCTTCAAACCAAAATGGTGTTTTAAAATATTCTTCTACAATCATATTATTTAAATGGATACCCTAAGTTCCAAACAACTAAAGAATATCTTGTTCCTTTCGTAACTGGTTGTACTCTATGCCACACAAAACTTGGAAATACAACTATAGAACCTTTAGGAAGTATTTCCTTTACAGTCAACACATGTCTGTCTTCGTCACGCATATGTGGATCATAATTTCTACAATCAAATTGTAATTCCCCTCCTGTATATTCTGATCCATCTGTTAATTGACAAGTCATAGATAATTTTCTAATTTTTCCATGTATATTTATATCTTTAGGTTCATTATATGGTTTATCAAAAGAATCACAATGCCAATCATAATATTGATTTAATTTATATTTAGTAAATTGACAGGGTTCAGAAGAACTCCATTCATAATTCCATCCTGCTGATTTATTAGCTTGATGCACGTAATTTTGAATTTCTTTATAAATCCAAGCATCTTTTAACCATACAACATTAGAATTTCTCTTCTTTTTTAAATCTGCAATTTCTTCTTCTTTTAGATCTTTTTTAGAATTAAACTGAGCAGTAATAGCTAATTTTTCTTGATGTTGTAATCCATATTTAATAACTTCATCACAAAATTTTGGAGTTAGAGCTGATTTAAAATACCAATAATAGTTAGATAAATTCATAAGTTGTAGTTAATATAAAATTTAATTGTTCTGATGTATTAGCAGTTATGTGATATCTTTGTGTGGAAGGGAACATTACAAAATCATTGTTATTTATAGGTATTTCAAAACTTCTTCCTTTTCTTCTATTATCATCATATTCTATAAATACTTTACAAGAATTTTTTCCAACATTTACTCCATATAACATTACATAATCAGGAGAATTTCTTAAATATACGGGGTCAACTTGTATTAATGAATTTGAATATTCTCGTGGTTTATAAATATTACCAATTGTTTTTTTATGAAGTAGTGTAAACCCATATTCTAAATTAACATGTTCTCTTAAATATGTTTGTAACATATCAAAAGATCTAGAAAATGGAAATTCTCTATTATAAATAGTAGATGATAAAATATCAGAACTTAATTGTTCTCTGTCTATTTCAAAATCTTTAGGCATTTCTATTTGCCCAAAATATAAGTCTATCTGTGATAAAACTTTCTTTTGCATGTCTATTACAACATGTAATAAAATTTTATAATAATGTCAAGTGTTAGGAAATATTTTTCAAATCCCAAGATTGATTAGCTTCATTCCAATCATAATAAGAATTCGCTGTTTTTTGTTCTTCGGTTAATTCGGGTGCATCACCTATTGGTGATTTCCAAGATGCAGTTGCTATATTTTTTACCCATGAAGCATATGGTTGTTTGTACCAAAATATTTGATTGTTTTGATCCCAAGTAGAACCAATACCTGCATAATTTCCTCTAAAAGGTGTTCCTCCCTTTAAATGTATATTTTTACGTGTATTATAAGATGTTTGAATCCACATTTGAGCTGGCCAGTTATTATGTTTTTCTAAATACTGTTGACCTATTGATTCATCTTCTACACCATTAGAATTAAGCATATCACTATTATTCAGTGTTAATACTGCTATAACTCTTTTATCTTCTCCTATTTTTGCAAAATGTGCCATAATTTTTATTGAAATTTGTATCTTATTACTACTATTCCTGATCCACCATCACCAGCTGATCCAGCTGATCCACCGCCACCACCACCTGTATTAACAGTTCCTGATTGTGAATCTGCACCAGGTACACTTAAATTTCCACCATTTCCTCCACCCCCTGCTCCACCAAGTCCTTGTGGTATAGACGCTGGTCCAGAAATACCTTGTAAATATCCTCCTCCACCTCCTGCAAACCATCTTCCAGGAGCTGGTCCTGGTGTTCCATATGAAGGTGCTGTTGGTCCAAAAAATGCATCTGCTATAGGAGTACCTGGTCCACCGGGTCCTGCTGGTCCAGATGAAGGCCCAGCAGATCCTGCTGTACTTGCTCCACCGCCTCCACCACCTGCTCTTAATGTACCGAAATTACCTGTTCCACCGGGACTACCTTGTGATGGACTTACTGGAGGAGTATTTCCTGATCCACCTGGGTTACTAGGTTGAACAGCAGAAGCACCACCACCTCCGCCTGATCCGCCTGATCCACCAGCAGGAGCTTCATACCCTCCTCCACCTCCACCTCCCGCAGATGTAATTGTACTAAATATTGAATTATTTCCTGGAATTCCTGTATCTGGAGGAGGTTGACAATCTACACCTCCTGCTCCAACTGTAATTGGATAAGAAGTTGCTATTATTGGAAACCCTCCTGTTGCTGGATTAGGATAAGACTGTCTAAATCCTCCTGCTCCGCCACCACCACCATATACACCTCCTCCACCACCTCCGCCCACTACTAAATATTCTACTGAATTAGATCCTGTTGGTTTTCCTGCGCTTGAAACTGAAAAAGATCCAGGACCTGTAAATATATGAATTTTATAATCTCCACATGTTAATACTGTTCCACCAGTTGCTTTTACAAAAGGACCACCACCTCCTGCTGTAAATCCAAATCCTTTTGCTGAGGCTCCTCCGCGTGTTGAGTTTAAAGGCATTCTTTCTTCTCCTTAAGCTTTAAATTGCGTTTGTGCTGCTAATACTGTGTATGTTGATGCTGCTGTTTTAAGAGCTGTGTAAGTGTAGACATCATTAGATGAAGCGTTTCCAGTTGTTGGAGCCGATCCACCTTGATAAACTACTGTAACGTTTGTAGTTGTGCCATCAACTTGTACTACGTTATTATAAAATGTGGTGTTGCCTTGTTTTGTAATTAATGTAACTGTTGCTGATTCACCTGTAGCTAAAGCCGCGTTTAATGCAGTTGAAGAATTTCCTCTTAAATTAACTGTAAAGTTTGCACCTAAATCAACGTTTTGAAAATAAACAGCTTGAGTAAGTACATCATATGTAAATGTAGTTAGAAATGTAGTTGATATAGTTGCAGATTCAAACACACCAAATATTTTTGATTCACCATTTAATGTAATTCTTCCAAGATCACCTTTTGGTGTTAATGTTAATCCAACATTTGTATCTCCACCTGTTGCAGAAATTACTGGAGAATTTCCATCTGCAGCATTTGCTATT